CATGATGGTTGATGCAACGCCCAAGTTTCAGGCATCGCCTTTCACTGTTGCAGCTTTCGCAAATGTCTTCGGTGTTCATGGTCGGTGTCCTTTATCGTTAGCAATAATTAGAAATGAACCTTTGCAGTTCTTCGGGCGTATCTCCCGCCAGCGATGCGGCAGATTCCCATCGGCGAACCCGTCCTTCCATGCGTTGAATCCTCACAATCAGCTCATCAATCAAGTCAGCGTTCTCGCTGCTTGGATTGTCTGACGGATGAGCCTTTTCATAGGCCACAACAATCAGGTCTGCGTTTGTCATTTCGTCATACATAATAAAAATTTGCTAACAAATCGTTCCTGTCCTGTTGGGTTATGCTAAAATCAGGTCTCCAAGTTTCTCTTCTAGATCTTGGATCTTCTCTCCTCTCTCAACGCACGTTTCCCTCAGTTCTCCAGAAATGTCTCGGCATCGGTCAACTGATTCAAGAAGGAAGCGAACCTGCCAGCGAATTTCCTCGGCGTTTGGAAAACTGATTTCTTCGTCGTGTTCCCACTGATCGACGATTTCAATCATCCTGTCGGACACTTCTTTCGCCTCGTTGTAGATCGGGCAGGTTTCTGGTATGTTTCTAAGTCTACTCATAATAAAACTGCATAACAAGACGGCGAAGCCGTTGCCTAGCCTTGGTCGTTCTCGGTTGGCGGTTCGGGCTGATTCTCAGTTTCTTCCATCAGCGATTCTGCAAGCATAACGCATTCAAGCGTAATGTCGGCATCGCACTTCGGGCAGTGGTATCTGAGGCGTCCTTTGCGCACAAAATTAACGTAGTCATGCTCGCAAGTCAAAGCGTCTAATTTCGGCTCACTCATAATTGTCCTTACTCGTCCTCGGTTGGTGGTTTATGTCCTGTTTGGTTCTGCTCAAATTCTTTGGCGGCTCTCCACCCCGCTTTGTCTACTGAGTCTATCGTTTCTTGAACCTTTCGAGCTAACATAGTCAAGGTGGTTTCCGTGTTGTGTTCACACATGGCCCGTTTACTGGCCCACGCCTGAATTGTGCCAAGGCACTCCCGCAACTTCTCCCGCCTTGCCTTGGCGATTGCCGCAGAATAAGTCGAAGCAGTCAAACCATCACACCATTCATCATCCGTGTCATGAAATAGTCCGCACTCAGGGCATTGTTGTTGCGTGTCGTAATGTTCGCTCATGTGTCTGGTTGGAGCCTGTTTAGAAACTCCAAGAGTTCATTTTCTCGTTTTATAAATTGTCCTTTGTGACTGTAATACACACCATCTCTTTTGCAGACCTCCAAATAAAACCTTAACTGGTCAATGTGTGCCTGACGAAATGGTGTGTTTTCGTGATATTGGGTAATCCTTATTGGATTGGGATGTTTCATTTGTAATACAAATTGTCGGTTATTTTCTGATTTATCCGACATAAAGTGACAGGATTCTGTACAGTATTGATTCGTTGTTATTGTTCGTTCTCGGTTGGTGGAAGTGGTTTATCCGTGAACTCTGTCATGTAAGAGTAATCGGTGAACTGGGTTCGCTTATTCTCCACGCTGTAAACAGTCATGTCGATTTTGTAGTTAGGGTTCTTCTCTATCGGGACATCAACCCAAGCGTCATCGTGCCATATGATCCGATTGTTTGGATAGGCGTAAAAGTTGCCGTTGTCCATCTTGAACAGGTGAGCGCACTTGTGTTCAGGAGTTTCCGAAAAGTTCGTGTCAACCAAAGCCTTGTTTTCAAAGCCCCAATCGAGCGTAAACATATACTCTCCCCATTCTTTACTTCCGTTCGGCGTAATGAGTTTAGCTCTGAGTCCCTTAAGTCTAGCCCTAATCTGCACGTCGATGTAAGAACTGAAGCAGTCCCAATACATAGCGTGTTCGAGAGGCACAGGCTCACAGGGCTTCCAGCAAAAAGCAGTAATAGGTCGGCGTGTCCAGTTGACTCCGTTAGTAAGGAATGCCTCGAACAGTGGCACTCGCTTTTCCATAGACGCTACGCTGTGAACGTCTGCATCGGTATACTCGCCATGCCCCTTCTCGTGATTGAAGAGGTATTCGTTCCGCATCAGGCAAGTGATGGTCGGCAGGTTATGATTTAGATAAGGCACTGTTCTTTTTTATTTCGATCTCCCAAACAAATTGATGCTCCTTTTTGAGGGATTCGTATTCCGAACCACTGCGGGACACCATTTTGCAATACTTATCGCGATACTTACACGCTTGCTTTTTGGTAACCTCAAGCTGGTCCGCCAGTGACGGATACAACTTGAGGAAGGCTTCCAGCTCTTTATGTGGGTCTGGCATACGACTAAGCCTCGTTGACAGTGGCCCACGCGCTCCCTTTCCGCACAGCAAAGTCTGCGTACGTCGGACAGTCCGTTGTGAAACTCACCCAATCTTTGGCGCGGGTCCGAACTAGAATGTCATCCGTGCTTTCGGACGGGCGATGATAGAGGGGTGCGCTATCCGTTACTTGAACGTAATCGGCAGGTAGGCTAGTGAGGTCTTCGTCTTTTTCCGTTGTCCCCAACTTAGCCGCCTCCTCTTTCAATAGGGCAGCAGCAAGAATGAAGTAGTTGACGCAATCGTCGCAAGCGTCCTGCACAGGTTCACCCTGAACACGTAGCTCGCCGTCGGCAACGAAGCTCTCAATCCGTTTCATCTTATCCTGCACTCGCAGCAGGAGCCCCATCACAGGATGGATGCCTAATGTTTTTGATCCTTTGAAATTGGACAGCGCATCCGTAGCGGTTTTACCACCAGTGTAATCGGAGTTTTTGCGTTCCATGATGCCCTTACATCGGGCAGTGATTTCGTCGTGTAGCTGTAGAAGTTCTTGTGAGTCCATTACGTTGATTCGAGGTTGAGATGGGGCGCACCCTACTCGTCCACAATATCAGCGTCAATGATTTTCTTTTCTACAGCTTGAACAGAGCCTTTCCCCTTATCCGCTTTTTCATTGTTCAAGATAGAGACATCGATCGAGATCTTACCAGACCCGCCCCCGCCTTTCGCGCCCAACCCTAAGTTGCGGCGAATCATCTCATCCAACTGACTGAGTTCCCGAATTGATCGCGGACCACGGATCTGCCGCATGCTGTCGCGCAGCATCTTGATACCCGCCGCAGCGATGTAAGATTGGTATTTATCGGAGGGAGTGTTTTGAGCTTCCGCAACCTTTGCCAGCCTCTGGTCTTCTTCCAGTGACTCCTCGTAAGCCTTCATGCTGTGACTGGTGATCGCGCTGTCTAAAGCCCCGTCAAGATTCCCCTCCAGTTGTTGCTGCAACTCGTCGAAGTCTCCTGTATCAGGTTCCGTCGTTGGTTTTGGTGGTGGAGGGTTACCTGCCCTCTTGGGTGGTACACCCGCTGCCCGCAACCATTTGCGAACAGTCGCTGGGTGAATTCCGATGTCCCGCCCGATCGCCGCGTTGGAGAGACCTAGATTGTGAAGTTGCAGGGCTCTGGCCTTGCGGGGATCTGTCTTGCCTTTCTTCTTTGCTGCCATTAGGTTTAGCGGAGAAAATTCCTGACCACTATGGCAAAGAAGGCTACTAAGCGCAAGCGCATACTGGAGCCACGTATCGACCCCACCACTCAACAAATGGATGTTGGCGGTTTGATCATCCCTCCAACCAGCACAGTTACTGCACTCCTGTATGGGTTTGCACACCACCCCAATGAGATGGCCAAAGAGTTCTACTTCTGGCGAGTATGCGACGAACTGTGGAACAAGAATCCCGACCTGCCTGAGCCATTGATGGAGCCTCACCCTTGGGCGAAACGCATGATTCGCGAGGCAATTCGAAACCAATACCTTGCGATTGGTGGGTCGAAGTCGTCGGGCAAATCCCACACAATGGCTGCGTGGGGCATCGTCAACTGGTTGTCTCAGCCTGCCGACACCCTGATCCTGATGACCTCCACTACTCTGCGGGAGGCGCGTAAACGGATTTGGGGTTCGGCCATCGACTTGCTTGCCCCTATCGAAGACTCTGTCCCCATTAAGATTCGTGATTCGATCGGCAACGCTGCGTACGTAAACGAAAACGGAACGCTGTTCGAACGAGCAGGACTGTCGCTGATTGCGGCTGAGAAGTCGAAAACCCGCGAGGCTATCGGCAAGTTTATCGGTATCAAGCAGAAACGGGTCATCGTAATTGGCGACGAGCTTTCGGAACTTTCCGAATCAATCTTGCAGGCTGGTCTCCAGAACTTGTCGGCCAACCCTTACTTTCAACTGATTGGTATGTCCAACCCCGCCTCTCGCTTCGATGCGTTTGGGGTCTGGTCGGAGCCGAAGAAAGGCTGGGACAGCATCGACCCGATGATTGCCGACGAGTGGGAGACGAAATACGACGGCAAGTATATACGTCTCGACGGCGAGCGAAGTCCGAACGTGCTAGCGGGCGAGGACAAATACCCATTTCTGATCCGCATCAACACCATTGAGAAAGACAAAATCCATCTCGGCCCTGAGTCGCGAGGATATATGCGAATGGTGAGGGCGGTATTCTTCGATTCAGACGAGGAATCAGGGATCTTTAGTGAACCCGACCTCGCCAAGAGCGGTGCAATGGGAACCGTTGAATGGGCGTCCGCACCGACGCGCGTGGCGGGGCTTGACCCCTCGTTCACGAATGGTGGCGACCGTACTATAGTCTATACCGCTGACGTCGGCTACGCCAAGAACGGGCACTACGTCTGCCAGTTCATCGACTACAAGCACCTAATGGATGACGCCAACGATGCGGTTCCCCGCACCTACCAAATCGTTAAGCAGGTTATTGACTATTGTCGTAAGCACAAGGTTGAGCCGTCTAATCTGGCTGTCGATAGCACTGGAGCAGGTGCGCCGTTTTGTGACGTACTGGCAGGTGAGTGGTCGACTGACATTCTGCGAGTATCGTTCGGCAGTAAGGCTTCAGAGAAGCGGGTCAGCTCGACTAGCCACATGACGGGCGTAGACCTGTACGCTAATCGTGTATCTGAACTCTGGTTCGTGGGTAAGGAACTGATGAGAACAAAACAGGTGTTCGGGATATGCGCGGAACTAGCGCAGGAGATATGCGCCCGCAGTTACGACATGGTGAAAAGTGGTTCCTTAAAAGTGCGCGTTGAACCAAAACCCGACTACAAAGCACGAATGGGTAAGTCTCCCGACTTGGCGGACGCCGCATTTCTGGCCCTCGATGCAGCGCGCCAACGTATGGGACTCGTGTCTGTCGAACCACCAAAAGAGGATCAGGGTACAGGGTTCAAGCGTCGTACCTCGATTCGATCAATGCGTCGATCGTTGCAAAACCCTGACGCTGAGTTACTTGGCTAATTCGAGAAATCGCGAGGCTACAATAAAAAGTTTCCTTAAGACTATATAGTGCTGCATTACTGTAATGCGGCACTACATAGTGTCACATAAGAGTTTTTTCTAACCATTCCTACCCATTGAACGAGATGTAAATTTTTGACGTAGTCCTTAGAAAAATTCGGAATCTTAGAGTGCTTGCAATTTTTTCAGATAAGGGATAATCTACCAGCATGGCTGTAGCAAACAACTTAATGAATATGCGCGACCAGATGGTGGGTCGCTATCAGAATCTGCCCACAGTGCAAAAGAAAGCCCTACAGGGAGGGGCCAATAAGTACTTTGGGGGAGGCCAGAACGAGGGAGATGATGAGGAGTTCAACCCAATTAACGCCATAGGGGATGCTGTCAAAAAATTAAACTCTGTGAATGATGAGGCTAACTCGTGGCAATACGCCAATGAGAAAGAAAAAGCCGAAACGAGAGAGGATCTCCGTAAGATGGCTTCTGAAGCATACGAGGCCGCTACTCCTGAACAGAGAACCCAAAACAAAGACTTTATTACCGCTGCGGCACTTTCTCTTAACCCGCCCGCTACACCTTCTTCTATTGCAGCCTCCGACCCTACTAGCCAACTTGACTCTCAGCCTACTAGCCAACCTACCCCTCAGACCAGTAGTATTGATTCCCAGCAAGCTGCCCGTAACGTGATGCTCGCCCGTCAATCTGGTAGCGGGTTGGCTGCGTATGACGCCATGCAAGACCCTAATTACGTGTTGGGTAGCGGTAGCTCACTTAGACAGAGGCGTCGCATTGGCACTCAATCTGGTGACATGCGTCGCGAAGCCCGCCGCCTCCGTAAGCAAGGTTACACAAAAGCCGCAGAGCGGATGGCTTTGGGTGCAGCGGAACAGAAACTAGGTGAGGGTTCCGCCATCCGCACACAGGGCGATATTACTTCTCAGATGCAGGACCAATCACGAATGAGAAACCAGCTCGGTCAAATCGAAGGGTTGAATCAGCGGATGATCGAATATCAAAACCGATTACTAGATCGCCGCATGAGACAACTCGACGAAGATGACGAGGATGATGGACCATCTTACACATTATTGAATGAATGATTGATTACGCTGACATCTCTTCTCTGAAGGGGCAGTACTTTGGCCTTAACGCTCCGACGTCGGCCATTGCTCCTTTACAACAGCAAATGATTAAGCAGCAATCGATGATGCTGCAATCTCAGTCGCAGGAACTTGCGTTTCAGCGGCAGAAGCAGGATTACGACAATGCTAAGCGGCGCGCTCGACTAGAGGCTGACAGCCTTGCGATGATCCCTGAGCTGAATAAACGTCTGGAAGTTTTCGACGACCCGAATATGTCCACTGAAGATCTCGCCGCTCAGATCGGAGAGATTACAATGGAGATGGCTCCGTTGGCCGTTTACAGCCCACAAATGGAATCCGTCCTGAAATCCGCTCAATCTCGCGTCGATTCCCAAATGCAGCAAGATTACCGTCAGTCTCAGCGAGAGTCCCGCGAAGAGCAACGTCGACTCGGCTTGATGTCGTCGGCAGCGCAGATAGGCGACGTAGAAACAATCCAAAAACTTGCTGAGGCAGGCGGGATAGACGAAACGGAGCAGGCATATATGGATGTCGCAGGCACTTATCGCCAGCGCGCACAAGACAAAGCGCAGAAGGAGTCCGCAAAAGAGCAGGACGCACAAAAAGAGTCCGCCCGTAAAGAAATGTACGGCGTCTACAGCAATATCGAGAAGAACCTACTTGGCCTTAAAACTGTTGATGACGAAGAGATTGGTGAAATAACTATCTCAGGCAGTGATAAAGCACCTAAAGTGGGTACTGCTGGTAAGCCTTTGGAGTTCGACAAACAGTCCAAACAAGAGCTTTTCGAAACTCTCTACAGACTCGCACCTAAATTAAAGGGGGAGATCGAAGACAAAGAAGATTCAGACTTGTACTCACTAGCTCTTCGCCTTACTAATGAGGGCTTGACAGCCCTTAAACCAAAAGCTGCACAAGATATTTCCGTTTCCTCTGTTGTTAATGCATGGGGAGAATAACCTAAACCATACACATATTATCAGCTATGTCTGAAGTCGACCGCTTGATGGACCTTGCAACGGGTCCCGCCAAACCCGCAGTTCAATTCGATTCCTATTCCGTCTGGGCCGACAGCCAATCAGATGACGCTGACGTCTCTGCTTTTCACACGGGGTATGCAGACTATCTCCGTGAGGAACACATTAAGGCAAAAGCCTACGACTCTGCCGTCGAGCAAGACATTCTGAAAGGGATGTATGGGTCTCTCGTGAAAGACGGGCGTTTGCAAGAAGGCGACTTAGAAGGTTTTGAAAAGCTGAACGCTGCACCAGAAATGGGCTTTGATAGGCGCGCTGACTTTTTCCTTTCGTCGGTGGAATTCGACAAGGACGAGAACAGCGACTACCGCAAAGTTCAAAGGTACGCTAATCATCGCGACCAAATTGCTAGGGGCGAGTTAAAAATAATGGGGGAGGTTTCGGAAGATCAAACCAATCTTCTGGAACAGCGTCGCCTTGAAGCTGAAGACGTCATGTCGCGTCACGGGGACGACGATCTAAGACGCCTCGCAGTGAAGAATGGCGAGTTGGCTTTTGCATCTGTCCTGAATGACAAGGGGCAACGTGTCGTCATCGCAGGTGACCGCGCATTAGAGACAGACCTACTGACGGGACTCAAGCAGTCAAAAACAGGGGGCGTTACTTTGTCCGATGCGCTTGGCGCACAAGCTGAGCTGGAAACTCCTGAAGGTTTCTCTCTTCCCCGATTCCAACTTCGGCGAGTTCACGAGGCTGCTACTGGGCTTGAAGAACTGGTTAAACAAGACGCTTTCTTACAAACACAGGTCGCGGGCCATGCTCAGAAAATGGCTAAAATGGAGTATGACGATGGAGACAAATTGTCTTGGGGGATGGATCAGTTCGGACAAACTGCGACCGATATCTTTGGTCGGTTGTTGGGTATTGCTGGAACTGAGGAGAATAAAATTGAGCGAGAAGCTCAGCAGCGCGCGGAGCAAACTGATGTTCGTCAGGTCGTTCGATCCCTCGTTAAACGATTGAACGCCTCTGGCGAAAGCGACTTCACGCAGGAGGAAGTCATGAAAGCCTACACGCAGGTCGTTCTAAATGACGCCACTGCCAGCGGGCGGTTTGAGTTCCACGACGGAGATGACGAAGTTGGTAAGAACATTCGCACCTTCGGTTACGGCGCGCCTTCAGTTCACCCTGCCGCTATGGCGAATGAGGACACCTTCAATAAGATGCTCGCAGCTCGCGACGACATTAGCGATTCTGTTAAAGACAATCTTCGCGCTAACCGAAAAGCCTACCTTACTGACTCCTTTGACGACACGAGCAACCTGTTGGGACGTTCTGGCGTAGCTGACGACTGGCACGAGGCCCTGATCGAAGGACGCCGACAAGGTAAAAAGAACTATGAAATTCTTGATGGTTTCTTAGCTGATGAGAAAAATTTCAGTGCCTTTAGTGAACGGGCGAAAGGGGTTGCTTGGTCTCTTTGGGACGCAGGCGCGCAGCTAGTAGCAGCCGTACCCGCAGCAATGGGAGCCGACTGGGCCCAAGATACGCTGGTAGCCAGCGCACAAAGAAATTCTGACCGCCGTCAGGTCGCTCAGCTTTTCGGCGAAGACTTTGGGTTCGGGCAGGATATCGCTGAAACTATTGCTCCGATGCTGACAGACGTGGCAGCTACTGCCGCCCTAGCAGCGGTGACCGCTAAAGCGGGTGGTGTCGGTGCTGTGGCGTATCAAGCAGGAAAACAAGGCGCGCGCATCACCGCCAAAGGTATTGTGAAAGGGTTGACTACTTCCGCCTTCCGTAATGTAGGCGAGAAGGGAGCAAAAGACGCTGCTGAAAGCCTTGTTGTGCAGGGGCTTATTAAAGAGTCTATTAAAGATACTTCGGGTAAAGGATCGATGGCCGCTATTAAAGCGTACAACGGACTACTGGCCCAAAAAATTGCGAAGCATTCCACGTTACCTGCTATTTTCGTTCCTGCTGCGACTCGTTCTGGTGGCGCAACTTATGGGTCGGTCTATAACACCCTGAGCCAAGACCCTTCGTTATCGGAGGAAGAAATCCATGACCGCGCGTTAGGTGCTGCATTAGGTGCGGGCGCGTTGACTGGTTTGATTACTGCAACCTTTAGTGCCTTTGGTCGCGGCGGTGTTGAAGACGCTCTTCTCAAAGGTCTAAACTACAAACAGGCCAAAGCACTTATCGGGTCTCTTTCCAACACTTCAGGCATCAGTAACGCTACCTTCAAAGAGGTGGTTACCGCTCAGGCGAAAGCAACTCTGAAAAATTTCAAGTTGGCCACTGCTTACGGAATAATAGACGACGCAAAAGACGAAGCCCTCGAAGAGGGCCTTGATCAACTGTTCAACGGCTTTATCGAAGATGCCGCACTGCATCAGAACACCCCGATGGTGGAGCGTTTCCAACAGTCGATGTATGCCGCTGCCCTTGGCGGAACGATGGGTGCTGGAGCTACTGGCATCCGCAAGATCGCAGGTAGCATTGCGCCTGACACATACGAGAAAGCCGCCCAAGCCCGCCAACTGCAAGACCAATTTGTTACTGACGTCACTGCGCGACTCGCAACTACAGATAGCCCTATGACCGCACAGGCGGTTGCAGCTCTGTTGACATCAAAAGCGCGGAAACGTGGTAAGGCAGCAGCCACTCCTCAAAAACCCGATGCCGCACCTGATCAGGATGAAGAGCAGCTTGAGTTGGGGCTCGACGTAGAGCCAACTGCTGACGGGGCCCCAGCAACTCCTACTGGACAACCAAGACCTACTCTCGCGGCGGTCGATGCTCGTCTTGTCGCTATTGAACGAGAGCTTGGCCCCCGCACCCGACTGGTCGGTGATTCCAGTAATCCCGACACTATGGTTTCGCAAGATATCCGTATCCCGACCAGCGAAGAATCACAACTGCTTGAGCTGAGGAAAGAGATAGCAGATAGAGAAGCACCTTCCCTACCCACCAAAGAAGTCGAGGACGCCGTCGCTGAGCGTATGTTGCAGGTTGCGACTTTGATGATCGAACCAGCTAGTGGTCGGAAGAACAAGAAGCGTAGCCGCAGACAACAACGACAGATCCAACGACTGGAAGATGAAATTGCTTTCATGCAGGAAAACAACACGACGGACATACCCGCCGAAATTCCTAAACGCGCCCCCGTTGAGCAGCCTGCTCCTCCTGCCCCAACACAAGAACAGCTTGAGCTTGATCTAAACACTGAAGAAACTGCAACTCCTAAGCAGATTATCGAACGTCTCGAAGCCCTGCCTGCCGAAGACGCGCGCGCACGGGTTTTGCTGGCTATCGACGACATGGAGGGTCCTAGATTGTTCGATCGTCGAATTGCGATGTCTATCCTTTCGACATCGAAAACAGGTCGCACGGCTCCCTTTAACAGTCTTTTCCCGCCCAATGTCACTGGCGCGGCGGAAGCTGCTGGTGCTGACCCGCAGCAAGCTGCACTTAACAACGCCAAGCATGTGGATTTCTTCTTGCCTGATCAAGAGGAGGATCTCGATCCTGCTCCTAAACGAATCGGATATGTGTTTCCGAAAGATTCAGAACGCCGCAAATCTTTTGCTGTGGGTAAGAAAGTTGAGCTTGACCTGAAACCTTTCAAAGAAGGCGACACGGCTCAAGAAGAAGAGTTGGCTGAAGCACTGAGCGCAGTTCAACTCGCTCAACAGGGTTACCCCGTTCGATTCGGCTCTGGTATCAAGTACGGCACGATCGTGGATAACAAGCGCATGAAGAGTAAGTCGGACTTCGTGGCTAATGCGGTTTACACGTATTACCCCACTATCGAAGCTGATGCTTCTCAGATCTCAGAAACCCGCGCTTCTACCAGACAACGCACTTACTTTGATCCAGCTCAAAACAAGACCGTCACTGGCCGCATCAAAATGCCACTAGACGCAGACGGTCGCGGGATCTTCACGAACGATCCTGTGGTCGTAGCCGAAATGCTGGCACACAACATTCCAGTGCGGGCTCCGAACGGCACGAAAAACATCAACCCCGCCATCAAACCCTATATTAAGCGGGGGTATGTGACTGACGTTCGCATGCCGTCCAAAGATGGTTCGATGCTAGAGTCTGCCATCACTCGTGTCGATGCACCTACCGACCTGAGACCGAACAACAACCAGTTTGAAAACATCGCAAAAGTTCAGTTCAGGGGCCTCCCCCCTGTTGAAAACGAACTGAATGAGTTGTTGATGGCACATTCAGAGCTTGGTGCAGAACGCAATATGTCCGATAAAATCGGGCAACTGTTTAGCAGCAAGAACTTCAAAATGGATTCAGAGTTCGCTGACTATACTGTGCAGTCGACGGCAACTGAATTTGCTCTGACGTCTCACTTGTACGAGCTGCACAAGTATTTCATGGACTCTCGTCGCCGACGCACGTTGGTTGATTCTCCTAAAGGCAAGACGATCAACCCGTCTAGCCGAAAGAGAGCGATCGCCGAATTGCGTAGCCGCCTAAGTGGTGACCCTGAGTTGAGCGAAATGGCCGAAATACTGTCGCCTATGCTCCGTCTCAAGGAATCAGCGAAGCCAACTCATACCGAAGTCGTCGTCCAGTTCATCGAAGACTTCGTCCTCAACAATCCCGACTTTGACGGCGGCGTGATGCCGACCTTCGACTCGATCTTTGAGCGGACCTTCAATCGCTACGCTCAGCAGCAGCGCGAGCGCGGCGTCAACGAGCGAAACAAAGCACTCGTTTCGATCGACACCGAAGAGGTGGGTACTAATGTCATCGACACCCAGCAACTTCGTGATGGTACTCTCGACGTTGGCGGCATCGACCCCGCTGAACAGATTGACGAGGGGGCATTCCTTAACACGGTGACCAATGTTATAGATACCGCTATCGACAGTGTCGATACCGACCCGATGCTGCGTGACGCGCTCAACGACCTTGCACTCCAGTCCATCTACACGAACCCTGATTCAGGAACCGTGAGCCATGTACAGCGCATGAATACCCGTGACCTCATGGCCCGCATCGGTACATGGATGTCCGCAGGTGACCATGCTACTCGACCCGCTGCGTTGGAGTTCACTGCGCTGCTCGAAAGTGGCGGCTTCCGCTCTGGAATCGAACTACGCAACGCGCTCCGCCTGACTTCGATGTTCGGTCGCATTGACGGCGACGCCTCTGCTAACCCCGACGTTATCTCTGAAGTCCGCCACCAACTTAGTGAATCACTGGGCCAACCCGTTACCGAAGCGCGCGCCCGCAATTTCGTTCGATCAATGGATGGTGCGATGCGCCGTCGCCTATCTCGTGCGGTGATTGGTAAGATTTCCGACGCAGACGCGCTGGAACAAAACACTATCGAAGCTGAGCGACTGGGACTTAAGTCTGGCGATCCTAGTTCCGTGATCGCCGCGCTTGAACAGATCAGTAAGCGCAGCAAGAACAAGTCTCATCGACTGGTCGCCGAACTCCTACTTGAGGATAAGATCTTCATCCAGAAGGTCGGTTTCTCGATGGGACAGAGTAACGCCGACATTGCTGGTGAATACGTCCGCCACACCGACGGCAAGCACAGCGTGTTCCTGAACATGCAGAAGTCCAACGGCATCGATTTGGAAAACGTGCTGTTGGAGGAATACGTTCACGCTTTCATGTCCGACACGCTCGCCAAGCCTGATGAGCTTCTAAACTCACGTCAGCAGACTGCTCGTCGTCGATTGGAAGGATTGTATCAGATCGCTCAGCGTGAGTATCGACGTGTAGCTGACAGCAATTCCGCCGACACCAATGCCGTGCTAGAAGCAGGTCTCGAAAACATGGACGAGTTCGTCGCTAACTTCTTGCTCGACCCTGACTTCCAGAAGTTCATCAAGACTCTTGACACTCCTGTAGGCCAGCGCGGCTTCTTCGCCCGTATTCTGGATGCGATGGTTGCGATGTTCCGTAAGATCAGCCCGAAAGAGAATGCTCTGTACGCCTCAGCCCTGAAGGATGTTGTCGACCTCAGCAAGTCGACCATGCGCTCTTCGGCTGTTCCTTTCAAGCAGCAGGCTGCGTCAGCGGTTCATGAAGCATCGAACAGGATTCAGGAAGCAGGGCGCGTGATGACCCTCCGCACTTCGGTGATGTCCGCTCCTGAGACTAATGCTGAAGCCAGCCTTAGAGAAACTTATGAACCACAAACAGATGAAGAGGTTAATGCCGCAGAACGTGCTAACCAAAATAACCGCAGCCCTATTTTATCTGTCGCGGCAGTGCGATTAGCAAATGGACAAATTACCATAGAAGACTATGCGAGAGCAGTAGACGCTATCGATCCATTTGTGGTTAAAGGCGTAGAAAAAACACCTTCGGAAAGCAGCATTCGCAAATACATATCAACGGCTAAAGTCGACAAAGTGGGTGTCAAGGTAGATCCAGAGACACTTGTAGAGGTTCGTATAGATATCCCAACTTATACTAAATCTGTGAAAGACGGCAATGCAGTCTATGCAGTAACGCTACACGAGCCAGTTTCATCCACGGCCACTAGAGTAGGTACACCATTGTCTTACGTGCCTATGGCCCACCTCACTAACGTGGATATGAGGACAAGAGCCATTAGTGGAAAAGGTGGAGCTATTCGCATCGCAGCAGGTCAAGGTAAGACACCATTGGCAACTGTGGCTGGGAAGTTGGTAAGCACGTCGACGATACCTAAAGACATTTCTGAATACACTGAAGTGTCCTACAACCCGATTAGGTCTAGTGAGTTCAGAGACGTATCCAATAGACGTGTTGTTATCGGCGGCGACGAAGCCGTCTCTATAGGCTCACGGGTATACGTTAAAAATCCAAGATATGGGAGTGAACCTTCAGGTTACATTGACTCACTAACTCCAGAAGCTGACATCCGCTACACCAGCATACCTGAAGCAGGCAGCACACAACTCATCTCTGATTCTCAGAAAGACCTGACCACTGAACAGCAGCAAGCTGAGTTCGAAGAGGTGGTCGGCTTCTTGCGCGAACGGCTGCCGTACGGCGTCCAGTTCAAGCATGATCCAAACATGCCAGCCGCGATGGGCGCAGACGGTGACTTTATCCTCATAAACCCGAAGATCCTTATGAGAGGTCTGGAGTCATTCGACCGACTAGGTAAGCGGAAAATGGTGGATATCATGCTCCACGAAGAGATCGGCCACGAGGCTTCCTTCGGCGCACTGACTCAAGCAGAAATTGACGGTCTAGTCGATTCCCTGTCAGATGAGCAGTACGCGGAGATCGCGAGTGAGTACTACAGATTTAATCCAGATCAGCAGCAACAAGCATTAGCTAACTTGCAGTCAGAAGATCCCGCCGTTGTTGCGGAAGAGAAGTTCAGACTGGCTGAGGAAAAACTCCGCATGCGATTGCAGGAGATTACTCGCGGCTATACGACTGAAGAGGACGCTGAGTTCTGGAGATCCAAGCCATCTTTGCTGGCGATCCTTAAGCGTTACATCGGTGGCGTGATTAACAAGTGGGCGGCCAACCGCCGCTTGAACGGTGCATCTGGAACGATGGACGCTGCACTGACTAAAGTGATCGGTGAGATGCAAGCCATCGAGCTTGGATTCTCTCGCCAGAAGTTGTCGCAGACGTTTAACCCTAATCTGCCCGCAGAGTCTGTGGAAGCATACATGCGCGCGCTGAACGCAGATCCTTTGGGTGACATTGAGGATTACACTAATGCCGCGAATCAAGTCGCGCTGTTCGCTGCTACCGCCATCGACTCCAAAGCGTTTAACCGCATCATGAACTATGCGGGACTCAACATGGAACTTGCTCGCCGAACCAAGAAACGTGATATCGATGTAGAAAGCATGACTGACGAGGAGCGTGATGCGTTCATGGAGGAAGAACAAATGGCACTAGAAATGGAATTGGCAGGTGCGCCTATTGATCTCGATGACCTCGACCCTGAACTTAATCAGTTTATGGCTACTGACGATGAGATTTTCGGCGTAGATTCTGACTTAGATTCTGACGTTGTCTTCGGCGAAAAAATCAAAGAAGTATTCGAAGCTGTTAATGTAGGTGCAGACTACGCTCTCGAAGTTAAGACTGACCAAGGTGAAGTAGACATTATTTTGAAGGGCGACGAGGGCCAAGAAATCAACTCCGTCGACTTGTATTTGCAAGGCAATGGGGTGATCAAGATCGGAGAAATGAAATCTGCCGAAGAAATTGGTAGAGCGCGTATAGGGTCGTCTTTCGCGGAAACTCTGCTTACGACCTTGATCGTCAACAACCAAGAATTAGGTATAAGGCGTATCACTACAACCGCAGGAGGTTCGAGTAGTGATGTCCGCACTTCCAGAGCGTACAAGGAGATCATAAATCGATTTGTCGCCCCCAATGTAAATCAGGAAGACTCTCCTTCGGTGAAAATGAGCGGCATGGAGTCATTAGCACCCCGCAACCTTTCTATGAACGGTTACTATAGTTGGCCTGCTTACGGTTTTGACATGGTGAAGTCACCCACCTCAAACCCTGACACAGCTATTTTTGACCCAATGTATTTCAAGACCGTAGAGAGTTCGATACGAAACGCAGTTTCAGATGTGGGCGATAATCTAGACTTATATGGGTCGACAGTAAAAGATGGTGAACCTGCTGATGACGCCAAAGGCTTAACTCTGAAATATGTGTCAGGATTGACAAACGAAGAGATCGTTCAGACCTTGTTGAAAGAGGCTAAAGCTGAGTTGAAGGAACTTCGCAGTCTGGTAACTAGGCCAGACGGTCAGATTGACTTCTTTTATGGTCTGCACGACGAAAACATACCTCGCGCAACTCGAAATCGTGTGGCCTATCTGTGGCAAATGTATGGCGTTCAGACCGAAGTTGAAATGAGCCTCTCTCGGTATAGCGCGAATCTCGCAGCATTTCTTCAGCGTAAATTTAGTTCACTCATCGCCGTAAAACAGATCCCTGAATTGACTGCGATCGTCGATGAGTTTGAAACTAATCGCCGCAAGCTGAAGAAGGAAACCGACAGTGAGTCGTTGCCAGAGGCATATCAAGATTTGCAAGACGAATACAATGCGCGAGTCATCAATGAAGGTCTTCTCGATTTCCCTGTGTTCACCAGCATTGGTCAGAACGCAGGCAACTCAAGCAGCCTCGACGGTGTGGACTTCGGCAATGTTGTTCAGCTTCTTGAGATGCCCATGTACGAATATCAAGCGTACAAAGCACCGAAGGGTTGGCTCAGCCGCCTGTTCATGGGTGACGTCGGTCGCCCAGTCAAGCAGCTCATCGATCAACGTGAAGCGTTTAAGCGGGCTTCTACCCGACTGGTTAAGCAGTATAAGGAGAAGATGGATAAGCTGATCGTCGAAGCCTACGGCGACCCGTCCAACACTGACTGGGACTTGATCGCTCAGGCTCAAGGTTATGTCGACGGCGGTCTACTGAACGAAGACACGATCCAGCAGTTCGACGATGAACACATGGCTCGCCTTGATAGGATCAATCAGAATGATCAACTTACTCCACGAGAGAAGCAGATCATGCGGGACTCCAGTCGCGCTAAGCGAGACAAGTCTATCGAGAACGCTGAGGAACTTGCACTTAAGCAAGCTCAACGCGCATCTGATGCTGCCTTGACTAAACTGGGGCAGCGTTCTTCTGAACTCGCCGCGCACATTAAATCGATGCGCCGCGACCTGATCCAGCCGATCCAACAGAAGATGAAAGACGCTGGTCTGACCGACGAGATCTCCGCTAAGATCGACCGCACTGGTGGGATCTACATTACTCGCGCCTACCGCATGTTTAACGATCCTACGTTTGCTGAACGTGTGAGAACCGATCCGCAGTATGCTGATCTGCGCGACCGCGCTATGAAGTTCTTCGAGGACGAACTGTACAAGAACATGTACAATTCGACTTACTCTCAGACTTACGACAAGTTGGTCGACCAAGGCATGGACGCGGGGTTAGCCAAAGCTAAGGCCGAAGATAAGGCTACGAAGAAGGCGAAGAAGGCTGTGAAAAAGGCATACGACAAAGCAGGCTACGGCCACACTGCGGGGTCGGCTGCGTTGGAAGCATTCCTCGACAAGTATAGTGAACGGACTGGAGTATCTCCGCAGTCAGCGAACGGCTTGAAAGTGTTGGAGGATAACCTCAAGAAACGCAAAGATGTACCGAAAGTCATTCGTGAGCTGCTGGGCGAGTACGGGCCACAGGAGGGAACAGACTTGATTGTCCGTACGTTCTCGACGGTAGCTAACGTCGCCGCGCAGCAGACGTTCCTCAACAACGTCGCTGAGGTCGGTAAGCAGCAAGGCTTCCTAGTGGATCAAGCCACGTACGAAGCTGCGCGAGACCAATATGAGGACTACGTGCCTCTTCGCAGGGGCAACAGCACCAACCCGAACGACCCGCTGAACAACTTGTACGGGCCTAGGGATATGGTCGAGGCGATGCAAGATACGCTTAACCCATCTTTCACTGTTGACCATAACTCTACTTCGGAAAAAGCGGTGCGCGGTCTTTCAGTCGTCGCCCAAAAACTCACTGGCCAAGCGATGGCCATGAAGACTTTAGGTTCTGTTGGTTTCTTCCTGCGGAATGCATTAGGTAACTTCCTGTTCTTCGGGCCTGCTCAAGGATTCTTCAGAGTAGACAAGATGATGGGCCGCTCGTTGATGTTCAACCGCACTAGCTTGGACGAGAAAGGTCAGCGATTGACTGACGCTCAGGTGCAAGAGTACCTGACGGAGTTGACAGGATTGAACATCGTCGGCGACGAGTTGCATGCAGGATTGTTGCGCCAGTTGCTGAATGGGGAAATCGATCCCGATAGCGCACTAGCCAAGATCAACAAAGCAATCGATGAGATTCCAGTAATCGGCAAGACCAAGAAAGGAGCAGCCACTTTGCAGAAAAAGCTGGCCGACTTGTCCGCAGCAATCGACGGACGCTACAAGATTGCCTACTACGAAAACGAGTTGTCGATGCTCTTGGAAGCTAAACGCCGCTATCCTAAGTCAGACATCGGTCGAATGAGCGAATACGATCTTAAGCGTATGGCTGCTGAGAAGGTTTTGATGACCGCTCAGTCTCTGTCGCAGGCTCCCCCGCTCGCGCAATCGCTGACCAAATCTGGATTCGGTATGGTGTTCGCGCCGTTCATCAGGTTCAAAATGGAGGTTCCCCGTATCGTCATCAACACCTACAAACTTGCCGCGCGAGAGCGTAAAAGCAATAACCCGATGGTACGCGCTCGCGGCACACGGCGGTTCTTTGCGATGACTGGAGTTCTAGGTGGATTCTCTGCCGCCGTTCCTGCGACGCTGGCTGCGCTCAGTGGAGTTGGTGGAGAAGAGGACGAAGCACTCCGCAAGTCTATGCCTGAGTACTTGCGAGGCCATACCTTCTTCTACCTGCGGGACGACAAAGGTAATCTCAGGTCGGTCAACATGACTTACCTGAACCCCTTCAGCTTGCTCGTCGATCCGTTTCTTCGGTCTCTGCCGAAACTGGCGAAGGGAGATATCTCCGATGCTGTAGGACAGTTTACGAAAGGAATGGTTTTCGACACCTACCTCGATGATCAGATCTTGGCGGGGTCGATGATGGACGTCCTCAAAAACCGCAACAGCACGACCGATGATCCGATATGGGTCGAAGGCGTAGATGGTTTGGGGGCGAGCCTCCTGAAGTCGGCGACTTACCTGTATGAGAACTCGTATCAGCCTCGCCTCTTGAAGGACATGATCGACGCGAAGAATGCTACGGGCGGAGACTACGAAGGGTTCTCCAACTCGCCTCTTGGTCAGTTGTTGGACGGAGCGTATCCCGTCAAGGTACACGAAGTCGACCTACAGAAGCAGTATCGCCGATTCATCTACAGTCACCTCGATCGGATGAGCGCAGTGAACAAGCAGAAGTACGAGCTGTATTCGAAGGAGTCCTTCGATCCTGATAAGATCGACTCTATCTACCAGCGAGAACTAGATGGCAAGCGCGCTCTGAACCAAGAGATGCTGCGAATAGCTCGCGGCTTCGAAGGCTTGGGCTTGTTGGCGAAGGATCAGTTCAGAATGCTAAAGAGTCGAGGCGTTGGAGGTAACCGCGCTCGACTTATGTTCCACGGCATCATGGATCGCCCCGAAATCAACAAGCAGTACGCCAAAGGCTTGGTCGAACGAGGCTATGCGGCCCGCTTGAATGAGATGGTGAAAGCACGAAACAAGCGAGCCCGTTATCTCCATATCGAAGATCCCGATTAAGCGTCGGCCCATTCTCCAATGGTCTTGAGGAACGCTTCAGCGCGTTGGGCGGCGGTAAGCGTTAGAGTGTGTACACCGCTGTTAGAGCAGCCCGACATTGCACAAAGTCTGTCATAATAGCGAACTTGCCATTCCCAACCTCGTGCAAATAAAACTTCCTCTGCCTCATGCATAGCGTTGAGGTCGTAGAGGTAGTCGGGCGTTTCTTTTAGAATAGGTGATTCATTAGGAGCAACTCCATAAGGAACTTGCTCCCCATCGTAGCTTTTTATTAGTCGGCACTCAGTCCACCCGCACGCCTCTGCGATTGCGATTCGTTGTTGTTCAGGATTCATGGTTGTTTTCTCTCGTTTTCGGTTGGTGGTTCACTTGTCTTGCACGGGTTTAAGTTCCGCAATTCGCTCGCGCACCTGCTCGGCTGAGTATTGCACCCCGTCAATCTCGATGGTTTGCTTTTGTCCTTCAATGTGTCCATCGCTGTCCTCATAGTATGTCTCATTGCCATTGGAATCGTATTCACACTTCGTCCAATAGCCATTGCTGCCCTCAAAGTATGTCTGGTTGCCGTTGGAGTCGTATTCCCACTTCCACCAAAAGCCATCGCTGTCCTCAGAGTATGTCTCGTTGCCGTTGGCATCGTGTATACTAAAAGGATACGATACTTTCCCGAATTGTTCTTTGTATGCTTGTGCTAGTGTCATGTTTTTTGTGGTTTGTTTGGGGTTCAGGATTCATGGTTGTTCTTTTGTTCAAGCATTGCGTCTGCGATGTTGTAGCACAGGATGGCGATGGTGTTGAGCGTTTCGTCCTTCGGTGGTTGGCGTCGGGATTTAGCGGCTTCACGTATCGTCATCTCTGCTACGTTGGGTATCGCTTGAGCGGCGAAGTAATCTCGTAGGGTCATGCCTTGAAGATGTGGGTCATCTCCTCGACGACCTTGTAGGTCTTGCGGGAATGCTGGTTGGTTGTGTTGTTTGTCGGGCATAAGTTTGTCGGTGACAGTTACGTTAGGGTAGACCTTGTACCCTAAACCTTTGATCACTGGTTCAGGATTCAGGGTTCAGGGTTCAGGTACGGGGTTGAGTTCTTTCTGGCATCTGATCTCGCCCCATTCGGTGACACCGAACGCGACAGACTTGCCATTAGCAAACAGGATCACGACTTCGCCAGCCGTAGGCATGACGATCTCGTGGAGAGTATTGGGTTGGTCGCTCGCTACCTGTTGGGAAAGGTGGGCGATGTCCATGCCCTTATGGATGTCGGAGCGGTCTGACTTTGCTTCGTAAGAGAAGAAAGCGGACTCGACAAACTCTCCGAAGATGAACCTCGCCCTTCGGGTCAGGTCGTCACTGAACACATGGATCGTTTCGCTGGTTGCAGTTTTCATGTTTCGTGTTGGGGTTGGAATTACACATGCGCCATGAACCCTGTACAACCTATCGGGTATCCGTCAGCGTCACGAACGAGCCGTGCAGGAGACAGTACATCAGCGCGCTTAGCTGCCTGAGCCACGACGAGCGGCACGATGTAGAAGGTGTCGGGTTCAGGTTCAGGCAGGTTGTCGATGACGGGGTTGGTGTGTCGGGTGACTTCGATCTCTGCGTCTTCGTACTCCAGCGCACCTGCTGATTCGGTCTCGTAGCTGAGGCGAGCGATGCGGCCAGATGGAAAGATATCCAGCTTATGGCCTTTCGGGATAAGGATATTGATGGTGTGAGGGGTGAGGTTTATAATGCGGTTCATTAGAGTTGGGAGTTAATGTTGTTGATTCGTTCGATACGGGTGGTGAGTTGGTTGCACCGCAACAGGTAGTAGAGATACATGACTAACTCTACAAGATACAGGGTGCAGAAGATCCCCGCCAGAACGGCGAAGATCTTAGCTGAGGTGTTGAAAGCACCAGCGATCAGGCTGATGCCGACGGCGAGACTGCCGAAGAACACGAACGGCGTGGCGTAGACCAGCATAACGAAGCGGGCTGCTGCCATCTTGTCGCGGTATTCGTCGACCAGTTCGTGTAAGTAGTGGTAGATGAACATGGTATCAGTCGGTGTAGATTTCGATGTCGTCAATGTGGATGATGCCATCCCACACATCACGGTAGCTTTTGGTCTGCGGGCAGCCAGCGACTTGGAAGTCTTTGTCGAAGTCGACGACCACGCCTAGATCACAATGCTCATCCTTGAGCGGGCCTAAGTCCGCCTCTTCCATACGGATGACGCCGATGCAGCCAGCGTCCACGCCGAAGCGGAAGGGCTCTTCGTTGTCTTCGCCTTCGACGTAGTGGTCGGACTCATACGAGCCGTCACCCCACATCGTAGAGGACACAGCGAACGGGCGGCCATTGAAGACGCCTTCGGTGAAGGTGAAGTCATCGAGTTCCATAAGCTCGACCATACCCATCCAGTCGTCATCAGAGATAACGTAGCAGAGGTCGCCGATGAAGTATCGGCCAGCGGGTAGTGTAGTGATTGATTGTTCAGCGTTCATGCTTCAGGTGGTGGGTTGTTGGTTGTTGTTGGGGGTTACAGGAATTGTTCTTCGTGGTCGTCGAACATGGTAGGCTCGTTGTCCTCGTGGGACGGATGCCAGCGGACTTCTTCGAGTTCGTCGGGCGACAGCTTGTCGGCACGAGCAAAAAGCACCTTCGGCGGACAGGAGAAGTACAGCAGGAGGGCGGGGCAGAGCCAGCCTTCAGCGTCTGTCTCGCTGCACTTGTAGACGTTGCCGCTGTTCGCAGCGTACTGCCACTCAAGTGAGCGGACAGCGTTCGGGAACTCGAAGGGCGAGAACGTCAGGCGGAAGCCATCCTTCACGTCTTTCGGATTGATGCCGCTGCGGATGAGGATGTCGTCGATGATCTCGCTCATGCCGCAGACAAATGCTTCGGCCACGAGTTCGTTATCGGCGTCGTCGTAAACCCACATACCGTGCTTGCGGTAGGGCAGGAGGGATTGGACAGCGGCGATGGGTTTGATGTTGTCCCATACTTGGGAAGGATGGGTCAGGTTAGTAGGTGGGTTGCTCATGTTATGGGGTAGGGGTTCAGGTTTCATATTGGTGTTAAGTTGAATTGTGGGTTGAGGGTTATCCTGCGATCATCCAAAGAATGATCAGGAAGACGGAAGCAGGGATCGCTGCACAGAGGAATGATAGGATAGCATTCATGCACAGCTTACCTTGATGCGCTCCCCGAAGGGAACTGAGTGGTCACGGTACGGACACCAGTCGAGCCAGAGTACTGGAACGTGTGGCTCGACAACGTCATTCCAGTCGTGGACATCGAGGTCAGACAGGTAGATGATGCCGTCGATATCAGGACAGTTCTCCTCGATGTGTCGGAACACAGGAGCGAAGAGCGTACCGCCGCCTCCAGCCAGTTTACGAGGGACTTCGTCACCCGCCTTCAACTCGAAGACATCGCGGACAGCGTGGTCGTGACTGATCAGGTGGACAGCTTTGGGGCGGAGTGTGTCGATCGAATCTTGAGTCGCGTCGAGCATCTCCTGTACGACAGAGGACGGGACGCTGATGGACGTGTCGACCACGATGGCAAGCTCGCCGATGCTGTTCGACTCGCGGTCATCTTCGACAAGGCCAGTGGCAGCGAAGGTGCTGATGCGGATGGGCTTGTTCCAGCCCTCATCCAGCCTGTCAGTCATCCACTGCTTGACGTAGTCCGACCACTCAAGGCCAGCCCACTGGCGGCGTTGCTCGACGATCTCACGAGATCCAGACGGGCCAGACGTGCCAGCCTGCTCAGCCAGTTGGTCTTGCAGGATGACTCGCTCGTTCTCTTCGTCGACAGCTTCAGCGAAGGACTCTTCGGTCTCGCCCTCATCGAGGATGGGATCGGCGAGGTCAGTGCCAGCCGCCGTACCGACCCAGTCATTCAGGATGTCTTCGTCGGTCTTGGGCTCGTCGTTAGCAGGTACGCCATTGGCGGAGTCGGAGTCGGAGTCGGAGTCGGAGTCGGAGTCGGAGTCGGAGTCGGAGTCGGAGTCGGAGTCGGAGTCGGAGTCGGAGTCGGAGTCG